ACCTGAGATGATTAAGCAAGGTGCGTCACAGCAACAACCACCAAGCGAATAGGTGTATAATGGTAGACAGTTTGAACACACATGACTTAGATGCAGGGGCTGAGCCTGTAGAGCATACAAAAGCTATGCTAGAAAAAGCAGAACAATTAGAAAAGAATAACAACCCTGACCGTCCTGATTGGCTTCCTGAGAAGTTTGCTTCTGTTGAGGCTATGGCTCAGGCCTATACTGCTCTTGAGCAAAAGATGGGTAAGCCAGAACAAGAATCTCCTCCTGTCGAAGAACCACAGGAAGAACTACCAGAAGCCGCCTCCTCTGATGGGGGTGATGTGGCTGAGGTACTAGACGGTGTGGGTTTAGACTTTGATGTATTCCAACAAGAGTACAGCGAGAATGGCTCATTAAGTCCAGATGCTTACCAAGCTCTAGACGAAGCAGGCTTCCCTCGTAGCCTCGTTGATAACTACATCGAAGGTCAAGAAGCCCTAGCCTCAACAGCCAAGACTGAAATGTTTGACATTGCAGGTGGCGAGGAAGGCTATGGTAATATGATGGACTGGGCAGCAGATAGCCTGTCTCCGTCAGAAATAGAAGCGTATAACGCTACCGTAGAGAGTGGAGATGTAGGCATCACACGCCTAGCAATACAGGGTTTGGTAGCGAGGTATCGTTCCGAAGTAGGTACAGAGCCTAACTTAGTTGAAGGTAATTCTGGCGCAACTTCGGGTGGGCGATTTGAAAGCGCGGCAGAAGTAACTGCTGCCATGCGTGACCCCAGATACCAAAATGACCCTGCCTATCGACAGAGGGTGGCTCAAATGATGGCACGTTCTTCGGTATTCTAACTGTCTCCACGGGATTGGGGGTCTTTGCACCCCCTCTCCTTCTAAGTACATCTACTGGGTGTCCTTAGAAGGGGAAACCCTAACACACAGCCAACATAACAAACGATTACCCCTGACCTGCTGCGGCAGACAATCTTGGCGAAAGGATGTGATGATTGCTGAGTGTACTTTAACTCAACAACATTACTAAGAGGTAAATCGAAATGGCTTCAGCCGCTTCAAACCCAGCTTACAACGTAAGTTTTCAGGGTCAAAACAACCTTTCCGGTGACGTGCGTGACTTGTTTCTCAAGCTGTACGCTGGCGAGGTTCTCACTGCTTTTGAAGAGAAGAAAATCATCTCTGACAAAGTCCGTACTCGTACAATCTCAAAAGGTAAGTCTGCTTCATTCCCAATGACAGGCCGTGCCTCTGCCGAATACCTTACACCAGGAAATGAAATCACTGGTGGGGCTATCCGCGCAGGTGAGCGTATCGTAACTATTGATGACTTGCTCATCTCTAGCCAGTTCATTGCTAACATTGATGAAGCAATCAACCACTACGATGTTCGTTCAATCTACTCTAAGGAAGCTGGTATCGCTCTGGCTAATGAAGCTGACCGGAACGTAGCTCGTATGCTCGTTAAGGCCGCTTTGTCTACCAACGCTACTCGTGCCGCTGGCCTAGTCCAAGACTACAAAGCGTTCTCAGAGGAAGACTTCACCGATAACGTAACTATTGGTACTACCAATGCCCATGACCTTGATGCTTCGCATCTTGCTCAGGCAATCTTCAACGCTCGTAAAGAGATGGAGAAGAAGAACGTACCAATGGATGGCGCATGTGTCCTCCTTCCACCTGACCAGTACTACGCATTGCTAGATGTTACTGATGGCAACAAGCTTGTGTACATGAACCGCGACTTCGGTGGCAATGGTTCTATCGCAGCCGCTAATGTTCCAAACATTGCTGGTATGCCTGTGTACATGTCAAACCATGCTGACGTTACTAATTTGTATCATGCTGACGCATTTACAACAAGCAACGCCAACGAAGGTAAGACTATTGACAACGCTCCGCTTGCAAACACTGCAGGTTCTGGACGTGCAACAGCTTATGACTTGCCTACTGCTAACGTAGATAGCGTAGACATCGTAGCACTCGCTGCAAAAATCCGTGGTTTCGTCTTCACTCCAGACGCAGTGGCTACTGTTAAGCTGCTCGATTTGGGGATGGAGTCTGAGTACCAGATTAACCGTCAAGGCACTTTGATGGTTGCTAAGTATGCAATGGGACATAACGTCCTTCGCCCTGCTTCTGCAATCGCACTCTTAGAGGCCTAGATTACATAGGGGGAGAGGTTTACAGAGCCTCTCTCCTTTATTTTTAGGGTAGTGTTATGAACGACAAGTTAAAAATTAAAACCAAATCTCGTGTAAATGAGGCAGGTAACTACACCAAACCTACGATGCGGAAGCGTATGTTTAACAGCATTAAAGCTGGCAGCAAAGGCGGTAACTCCGGTCAATGGTCTGCCCGTAAAGCACAGTTACTTGCATCACGCTATAAAAAGTCTGGTGGGGGTTACACAACGTGAAAAAACCCCAACAAAGTTTGAAAAAGTGGTCACAACAAAAGTGGCGTACTAAGTCTGGCAAGCCGTCAGCTAAAACTGGGGAGCGTTATTTACCCGAAGCTGCCATCAAATCACTGTCAGCATCAGAGTATGCCGCAACTACCAAAGCCAAACGAGAAGGCTCTCGTAAGGGCAAACAATTTGTTAGACAACCACTCAAGATTGCAAAGAAAACCGCAAAGTATAGGACGTAATTATGCCGAATGTAGCAGGTAAGAAATATGCCTACACCAAACAAGGCATGGCTCAAGCTAAGAAGGCTGCCAAAAAATCAGGTATGCCAATGAAAGCAACAGCTAAAACAAATATTTATAAGAAGAAGTAACATGGCTATCAAACGTGGTGGTCATAACTTCTCAGGGTTGAGAGTGCCTATTAGAACTCCCAACCACGGCTCAAAATCACATGCTGTTCTTATTGGCACTGCCACAGACCCCAAGCTTATTAGGTATGGTGAACAAGGTGCGAAGACAAACCAATCAGCCAAACAACGTAAAGCTTTTAAAGACAGACACCGCAAGAACATAGCCAAAGGCGAAACAAGTGCGGCTTATTGGGCTAATAAAACTAAATGGAAAGCATAGGAGGTTAGCATGGCGCAGACAACCAAGCTAGAAGCAGTTAACACAATGCTGTCGGCTATCGGAGAAGCTCCTGTTACTGCATTGAACTTAGGTCTAGTCGAAGCTGACATTGCTGAAACCATCCTAGAGTCTGTGAGTAAAGAGGTGCAGTCTCAAGGCTACTCTTTCAACAGACAGCTATCTGTAGCATACAGCCCCGATACCAACGGTAACATCGTATTACCCGCTGATATTCTAAGAGCAGATAGTACTCAGAAAACAGGCAACTTAGACCTAGTACAGCGCGGTCTTAAAATGTTTGATAGGGTTAATAATACCTACACTATCTCTGGCACAGTCTACCTAGATACTGTGACACAGTTAGATTTCCTAGACCTCCCCGAAGTAGTCAAACGCTACGTTACAATACGAGCAGGACGTATTTTCCTTGACCGTGTTGTAGGCTCAGCAACGCTTCACGGTTTCTCAGAAAAAGATGAGGCACGAGCCTTGTCAGAAATAAGAGACATGGAAGGGGAAGGACAGGACTTCAACATCTTCAACAGCTTTGACACATACAGCATCATCAATAGGGTGGCTGGGAGGACTGTCACATGACACTAATCAGTACGTCCATCCCAAACCTTATTAATGGTGTATCTCAACAGCCCCCATCCGTAAGGCTGGTTACACAGGCAGAGAAACAAGAGAATGGACTGTCTAGTGTTGTAGATGGCTTAACCAAAAGACCCCCAACAGAACATAAAAACTTCTTTATTACTGGCTTGAGCAGTCAACAGCAGACTGACTTTGCTAACGCTTTCATCCACCCTATCAGGAACTCTGACAACACCTTACATTTCTTGGTCATTCAGAAGGACGGTACGGTAACAATTTGTGACAGCGCAGGTACGGTCAAGTCGCTTACAAACAACGGCTCTTCATATTTATCTGGACTGACTAACCCATCGACAGAACTAACAGCCACGACTGTTGCTGACTTTACATTCCTTGTAAACAAAACAAAGATAGTAGCTCAGTCCAGCAATGCTTCACCTACGAGAAACCCCGAAGCTCTTGTCCATGTAGCTAAGTCGGATTACAGCGTAACTTACACTCTTAGCATTACTAAGGGTGGGCAGACATATACACGCGAAATCAGCACAATGGCTTCTGTTCAAGATAGTACTGCAGACTCCGCTGACGCTGAAAAGTCAATTCAGACTGACCGTATTGCATCTAACCTTAGATACAACACAACTACAGAAACAGCTTACTACGGGACTACTTCCGGTGCTTCCATACCAGGCATAAACTTTGCTTTGTATGGCAACGTCATTCATATCTATGGTAGCTCATCTAATGATGACTTTACCCTAGAAGCTACGGACAGTAGAGGCGGGGAGCATCTCAGAGTCTTCAAAGGCGAAACCCCTGACTTTACGAAACTTCCTACACAATCCCCAGAAAACTTTGTGATAAAAGTATCGGGCGATAACACTAAAGGTCAGGACGATTTCTATGTAAAGTTTAATACCAATGTAACTAATGGTAGGCCTGTATGGAAAGAGACTATCAAGTCAGGTATTCTTACTACGATTGACCCTGCAACTATGCCCCATAGTCTGACCTATAACGGTTCTGCCTATACGTTAGGTACACAGGCGTATGACGACAGGCTTGTAGGGGATGATATTACAAACTCCTTCCCCTCCTTTATTGGCGAAAAAATTAACGATGTATTCTTCCATAGGAACAGGCTTGGCTTCCTTGCTGACGAGAATGTAATCTTCAGCGAAGCTGGGGAATACTTTAACTTCTTCAGTAAAACAGTAGTTACCCTTGTTGACAGTGCGCCTATTGACGTTGCCGTGTCTAACAATCAGGTATCTATCCTACGTCATGCTGTGCCGTTCAACGAGAGTCTCCTGTTATTCTCAGACTTCTCTCAGTTCCGCTTATCTGCAGAACAACTACTTACCCCTGAGACAGTCTCTATTGATGTGACTACACGCTTTGAGGCCAGCCTTGTGGCTAAGCCAAAGGGCGCAGGTAAGTATGTTTACTTCCCTACTAAGAAGGGAGCGTTCTCTGGTTTACGAGAGTACTTTGTGGACATATCTACAGAAACAAATGATGCGTCTGAGATTACGGCACACATTCCTAGCTACATTGCTGGCACAGTAAAGAGTATGGCAGCTTCCTCTAACGAGGACATGGTATGCTTAATCACAGACGATGACGCTACTGTGGTTTACCCTTACAAGTTTTTCTACAAAGGAAACGACAAGCTACAGTCAGCTTGGTCACAATGGAAGTTCTCTGGAAGTGTACGCTTCATGGAGTTTGACCAATCAGACTTGTTCTTTGTGACACAGTACGGCGACAAGGTTGCCCTTGAGCGTATGAACTTCTCGCGTGACGATGCACTGGCTGACACCTCTTTCCCTGTCTTACTAGATAGGCGAGTAAAGCTGACAGGCAACGACACCCTGCCCTACACTGATGCTACTGCAATATATGTTACCACTGCAGGAGCGATTGTAACTGCATCTGCTGCAGCTACCTTCCAAGCAGGAGGGGGTACGGTATACGCAGGTGTACCTTACACGCTGATTTACCGCTTCTCTCAACAAGTGTTCCGTAACCAGAAACAGCCTATTACCACAGGCAGGCTCCAGTTAAAGAACATGGCAGTAGTATATGCTAACACAGGCTTCTTCAACGTAGTCACAGTCCCACACAAGAACCTCCCAGTAGCCTCGCGTACAACGTACACACGGGCATTTACAGGCAGGGTGGTTGGTGGAGGAACTAACATCCTTGGCACAGTTCCGCTTGATACAGGAACCTATCGCTTCGGGTTACAGGCTAACGCACAGAATGCACAGATAGAACTTCAGAGTGCTAGTCACCTCCCCTGCTCTTTCCAAAGCGCAGAGGTAGAGGCTGAGTTCGTACTGAGGTCACAGAGGATGTAAATGGAAGGCCATTATAGACCGTACAAGGATGAAGATATCATTACAGTCGCTTCAAGCATGTGTGAGGCTGATGTATTGGAAGTCAAGCTGTCTGATGGCCTTTCCCCTCTAGACGCTCTTAGGAGGGCTTGTAGAGAGTCTGCAGAGGTTAACACCATAGTTGGCTCAGACGGTGAGTTGCTGGGTATGTTTGGTCTTAGCTACGAGGACGACCTTGTTGGTAGCCCTTGGATGCTGTCTACAGGCAACCTCTCTAATTACTACATCAAGTTCCTACGCCAGAGCAGGCAGTGGGTTGAGGACGCTAACAAACGCAGGAGCGTGTTAGTCAACTACGTCCATGCTGAGAATGATAATGCCATTAAGTGGCTTCGTTTTCTAGGCTTCAGCTTCATTCGTAAAGTCGATTATGGAGTAAGCAATGCTCCCTTTTACGAATTTGTGAGGATTAAATAATGTGTGTTCCACCACAGGTAGCTATGGCTATAGGCCAAGCTGGTATGAAAGTCATCGAACACGAGAACGCTGTTGCTGACTATAACAATACTGTCAACACTAATTATGGTAACAGAATTAATGCGGTTCGTGCCAGAGACTTGTCTATTAGCCAAGCTAAATTAAAGAACGAACAACAACAAGGCGTGATTACCGACAAGAAATTTGCCAATGCTATTGCAGCCTTGAAAAACACAGAAACATTTAAGACGGCTGCAGGTGAGGACAACATCGTAGGGCGGTCTATTGACCAAGCCTTAAACATGCGTATTGCAGACAGTCTTCGTAATGCTACCAAGCTGTCCACACAATCCAACATGATTGACGAGCAAGCCAAGATGGATGCTTTGGAAATCCAAGCACGTCTTGAGGGACGCTTGGCACAGATAGTTGACCCTAACCCTCCTAGCGTACAGGAAGCAATCATTGGAGCCGCTGCCGCTGGCGCATCGGGGTACAACTCCACAGCGGCAACAACTTGGGACGAGTTTTTTTAGGTAGGAAAAATCATGGCATCAAAAAGAAGTCAGGTACAAAGTAACCTGCCAGTAATCGAAACTAACCAACCTGTCGCTAGAGTTATTGACACATTCGCCCCAGCCGCTGCCCCTGCCAAAACCCCTAACAGAACAGCTAATATTCTAGAAACCTTGATTAACTTTGGTCAGTCACAGAATGATAGGATTTTAGCAAAGCGCAAGGCAGAGCAGGAAGCACTAGAGAAACAAGAGCGAGATGCTCTCAACTTAGCATTCCTAGAAAACCCTGACCAGTTTGCTCAGGATTTACGCTTGGGTAAATTTAAGAACCTTACTTCCCCTGCCCAGCTTCTAGCTGGTGAGCATATGGGTGTACGGTTAGCTAGGAAGTACAACGTATTTCTCAGGGAAGAGTACGCAAAAGCAGGGCTTGCTGAAAGTGATGATGCTTCCGCTTTCTTTGAATTTGAAAATGGAATGCGTACTCAATTCATTCAAGACAATGGCGATGCCTTTACTAAAGAAGGGGTGTCTGCAGGATTTTCCAAAAACTTTCGAGAGTATATCAAGAGCTTGGACTCTACGCATACCTCGACAGCTAACACTAATCTAAAAACAAACCAAGAGACAGCATTCAAGGATGTAATCTATACGAACATTGATGGCTTTTTAGCAGGAAGGGTGTCAAACGAAGACTTTGGCAACAACATCCGAATAGGACAATCTGATGCTAAGCTTGGGTACAACTTTGATAACAACAAGGCTAACACCTTAACTGTTGATGCGTTAATTTCTTACGCTAAGGAAACCCCCGATATTAGCTTTGCACAAGCTAGGGGCATCCTTAATCTTGCTAATTTTATTCAGACAAGTCCGGGCAGTAATCTAAGCGGTACTAAGGAAGCCAGCTTCAAGATAGGGCAAGCCAATGCTGCTATTGATGCTGAGGAAGAAGGCGAAAACGATAAGAAAACCAAGGCTTATAAAACACAGAAGCTTATGGTCACTGATACCATTACTTCAAAAATAATGAGTGCGCTCCAGACAGACCCTAGCCAACCTCTTGAGTCAATTTTGTCTCCTACTGAGATGGCAAAAGCAAATGAATATTATCCAACATATCTCAAGGATTTTGCTCAGTACCAGAACTTCTTCCAAAAAGAAATTACTGAGGTACTGGAAGGTAACGAATTAATTAACATGCGCCAAGAGCTAAGCACCGCTACTAGCCGCGCTAAAGCTATGGAGATGCTTAACACGTTTGTGTCCTCTGATAGATTGAAGGGAGATGCTACTGCCTTTGGAACTTTGTTTGCACAGGTTCAGCAAATTCCTCTGGATGAAAAAGCAAAAGCTCCGAAGCCTTTCTCCACAGACCCTTATTTCAGATTACGCTACAGCCAGCTAGGTGGAGTTGTAACTGAATCAGGTGGGTTTGTGTCTACTGGAAACAGGGACGAACCAATAAATAAAAGGCTTGTGGAGTTTTCCAATCAATTTATCGACTTATACCTATCTGCTGAATACGCAGGTATGACCGCTGTTGAGAAGAACGCCGCAGTCCTCAAGATGTTTGAAGACGCTAGTAAGTTAGAATAATAAAGGAGTCGTTTATGGCTGAGCCAGATATTGCCACATCTGCGGATGAAGAGCAAAACGATGGATATATTAAAGACACTTTTGAAGGTATTGGCACTGGCGTAGTAAAAGCTTTTAACCAAATAACTGCTAAAGCAGATGCTGTTAGTGGTGGACTTTTAGATGATGCAGCTACTTGGTTAAATGAGAATGTAGTTGATTTAGGTAGCATAGGTGTCAATGAAGATGGCGAAGTAATATACGGACGCATAGCTGAAGCTCTACGACAAGCTAAAGACCAAGGCCTTGAAGGTGTGGATTTAGATAATTACGTCAAGGAAAATGCTGAGCTTTACAACCTGACTGACGGTTTGCAGACTATACCTGGTAACATATCATCAGGCCTTACACAGTTTGCTGTCGGATGGTTACCAGTCAATCGTGTCTTGCAAAGAGTTAATCCCACAAGCAAGGTAGGAAAAGTTTCAAAGCTTATGGGTGAAGGCGCAGGCGCAGAGATGCTTGCCTTTGATAAGCACGAAGAACGCTTGTCGAACCTTATTCAAGAATATCCTACACTAGAGAACCCCATCACAGAGTTTCTAGCCGCTGACCCAGAAGATGGGACTGCAGAGGCATTGCTCAAACAGGCTGTAGAGGGAGTACTCACTGAAGCTGCCTTCTTGCCGTTGATAGCAGGATTAAGAGCTATCAGGGCTAATCGCAGGAACTTTGACGAAACTGACGAGCTTGTTGCTGAGGCTGTTGCAGAAGCTGAGACATTAGTCCCACAGCTAGGTAATGATGTTGATGAAGCTATGGCAGCTTGGGAACAAGCAAACCAAGCCATCGTAAAATCACACGATGAAGCTGCTACAATGCCTAGCCCTGCCAACCAAAAGAAACGTGCAGAAGGCCGTAGCGAAGCTGTGGCTTCTATGACTGACGACCAAGTTTCTGACTTGCAGTCTAGAGGCGGTGCTATCACACAGACTAATGAAGAGATGATTGCATCAGCTAAAATCTCTATTGGTCAGCACTTAGCTAAATATGGCGATAACACAGAACAAGGTATTCAAGATTGGGTCACACGCTTTGGTGGCGATGTAGTAAGGGCGAGAAAGACTTTAGCCCGTGCTGTGGTTCTTGCAGATGTTGCAGATGTTAACTTTGGAAACGTACTTAGTAAGTATGAGTCAGGCGATGCGTCTTATGCAGAGCTAACTAATGCGTTCAAGCAGGTAGTGTCCTCAGTAAACGTAGCCCGTGGTGGCTTCTCTGAAGCTGGACGGATGCTGGAGTTTTCTAAAGTCGTAGATGGATGGAATATCAACACCCTTGATACCGCCATCAAAGCAGGAACAGCCTTACGCAGCAATCTCAAAGGCCGTAAGAAATTCTTTGCTCAAATG